TATATCGGAGACCTACCACTAAAAATCGCGTTAAATAAATACGGTGAACTATCGGAGCAATGAGATGAGATATTTAGTGTTGGGGTTTTTCGGTATCTGGGTATTTTATGCCTATGGTGCAAATATGTCGGAAGAATTAGGATTAGCAATTAAACTGTTTACGATTCTAATGTTTTGGATTTATGTTATGAAATTTTGGAGTAAAGAATTATGAGAGTAGAAAATGTATTTGAGAAACTTGCAGATATGATATTGACCATTCTGCATAATGAATTGTTAAGAGATTTAATTGATAAGAGTTTTTAGGAGGTATTGTTATGTTACTAAGTTTATTGATTCTAGTAAACATTGGTGTGATTGCATATTTCGGTACAGTCTTTATAAGATTGTATGAAGATGTAAAAGGTATCAATGAAGAACTAGAAAATTTAAAACAAGGTATTTCAAAACTAGAACATTCTATCAAGGTTGAAAAAACTGAGAAAGAAGAAAAATTTTGAGGAATATAATATGTCATTGAAGTCGTTATCGGATAATTTAAAATCCGAAGATGAGTTTCACACCTTTGTTAAATATGAGCGAGTGATACGCAGAACATTATCTTTACAACATTTTTCACAAGAAATGTCAGACATCATTCGCTCTCACAAACATGAAGAAGCCAGAAAGTCAAATGTGAAAGCATATATGACCGACTGGTTTTTGCATAAGAAATATCCTATCATTAATGATGTATGTAATCGTGCAATAGAGATTGTAAAGTCGGTTACATTACGAGACCAGAAAGGAACACTAGAAAACTTTTTTACTTTTGATTGTTGGGGTGCAATCTATAATCAACATGATTTTACCAAACCCCATACTCATGGCCCTGCATTGTGGTCATGGTGTTATTATATACAAGTACCTAACAATGCCCCACCTTTATATTTCCGAGAGGCCAAATTAGTGGTGAATCCTAAACCAGATGAGATAGTAATCTTTCCTGGCCATGTTACACACGAAGTGCCTAAGGCATCGGAAATGACCGAAGAAAGAATTGTTCTTGCTGGTAACATTTATCTAGACTACCGAAACACCTAGTATAAATACTTTCTATGGAAGAAAAGTATTTTATGGGCCAAGACGGCTTTAATTGGTTCGTTGGCGTTGTTGAATCTAGAAATGACCCAGCGAAGTTAGGCCGTGTACAAGTCCGTTGTCTAGGATATCATTCAGAAGATTTATCAGATATTCCGTCTGAGGATTTACCTTGGGCACATGTCATGCATTCTGTTACAGACCCATGTATGCAAGGTCTTGGAAACTCACCAACATTTCTTGTAGAAGGTTCTTGGGTTCTTGGATTTTTTAAAGATATAGAAAAACAACAACCAGTCATCATGGGTTCATTACCTGGTATACCTACTGCAACGGCAGATGACCGAGTTGGTTTTAATGACCCATTTGGTATCTTTCCTAGTGACCAAATTCCACATTCAAATCATAGTATCAATGAGCCAGACACATCAAGACTTGCAAGAGGGCCCGATGCAGAAACTCATAAACTACTTAAAGACAGAAGAAAAACTCAATGGAAAGGAATACCAACTGCAACCAAACCTCATGTATCAACAGTATCAACAACTTCCAAAAAAGAAACTGCAGGAAGTTTTGATGAACCAAATCCGCGTAATGTAGAAAAGACAGGTGGGTCAACAGGTGTCTATCCTTACAATCATGTTTTTGAATCTGAGGCTGGACATGTTTTTGAAATAGATGATACAACAGGTGGAGAGAGATTATTAAGACAACACTCATCTGGTACCTATGAAGAAATTGTTGATACAGGTACAAAGACTGTTAAGGTTGTAGGTGACAACTATGAACTAGTTGCAGGTGCATCAAATATCTATGTACGAGGAAATATTAATTTAACTTGTAGTGGCACAAAGAGAGAACTCATAGAAGGTGATTACATATTAGAAGTCGGTGGAGACTTTACAAGAAAGATTGGTAAATCAGAACAAGTTAAGATTGGTGCTGGAGAAGGTGGTGGTAATCTTGAAGAAGAAATAAATGGTAATCATGGATTTAATATTGCCAACTCTGTTGCAGGTGCAGTTGGTACTACAGAAAAAGGAACTTCAAAAGATTTTGATATTACAATAGGTGGAAAAGAAACTAGAAGTATAGGTGGGACTGTTGATATAGTTGCCACAGATAATTACTCAATAACATCATTAGAAAGTGTAGGAATTATTGCACAAACAAATCTAACAACCTTTAGTGTTGGTAGTACATCAATACAATCAGGTACAACAATGTCAGTCAAGGCAGCAACAAATCTAGATATTAAATCAGAGGCAGTAGGAACAATGACCTTTGAAGGTAACTCTAGTGTTATAAATCTTTCTGGTACATCAAGTACGATTACTGCGAAGAATGGTTCTGGTACAAGTATTGAACTTACAGGTCATGTACATGGACAACCAGACACAGGGCCTGATGATACATCACAACAAAACACATTGGCACCTGTTGCATAGGAATAAGATATGGCAGATTTTACAACACCAAATTTACAAGGAGCAAATGAAAAGTTAAACAAAGCATTAACTGATGCCACTGCGTTAAAAGACAAGTTACTTGCAGAACATGGTGGAGAGGCAAGTAGTATTCTTGCAACTTTACAATCTGCTGTTGCCGACTTGATATCATCACTTGGTAGTTTGATACCTGAACTGCCTGAGATTCCAAATGTAAACATGCAGAGTGATTTTACACAACTAGCAAACTTTGATATTTCAACACCAGATGGTCTTTCATCATTTACTGCACAGAAGGCAAGTCTTGAAGCTCAGTTTGGAGATGCACTTGATGCAAAAGGTATAGACTTAGATTCTGTAGCATCACAAATGAACTCACTTAGTTTAGAAGATGCAACATCACAAATTGGTGACCTAGTACCAAACTTACAATTACCAGCTGGAGAAACAATACCTATTGAGTTACCAGCAAACATAGCACAAGCATCAGAACAGGCAGCAAAAGAAGCAATATCTAAATCACCTACATTGTCTATGAAAACTGAAACAATTACTATAAGTGAAATCACAGAACAAGCTGGTAAAAATATAGTACAAACAACAAAAAAATATACAGAGGTTAAGGAAAAGACAACTGTAAGTGGTGGAACAGAAACACTAATAGAAGCAGAACCTTCAGTATTTACAACAGGAACTAATAAAAGAAAAGTTAAAAGAACATTTGGTAATTTTATGGATGAGGGTGAAGAAGAATTTCAAAGATTTTCTGACCAAGAATTACAGAGAAAAGAAGATAAGACTTATGGAGTTATGGACTATGCTGGTTATAAATTTAGAGGTAGACCATATGTATTAAATGCTGCGTGGGTTAGAAAGTGGTTTGAAAACCCAGATGATGATGGTACAGAAGAATTTTTTATAAAGTCACAAGAACAAAATATGGATGGTTGGACTTGGAGAGAGGATAGTGAAGAACGATTTATATATGATAGAAGATATAATAAAAATAGTAAAATAACATAGAGGATTATTCATTCTGTTATAAATAATAATTAAAGATAAAGGGAACACTAATGGCCATTAAAGAATCTGCATATAAAGATGCACAATCTCAAAATAATATATCTAGGAATTCACAACAATATTCTGACCTAGATTTATTTTTTGGAAAAAGAACAGTAGGTTCAGATGTAAACAAAGTAACAGATGTATTGGCTGTAAAAAGGTCATTAAGAAATCTAATTAATTTAAATACTTTTGAAAAACCTTTTCACCCAGAAATATCTGGTGGGGTTCGTGAATTATTATTTGAACATTTAAATCCTATGATTGCTGCGGTCTTAACTAGAAAGATTGAAGATGTTATTAATAACTTTGAACCAAGATGTAGATTAGTATCAGTTAGGGCCATACCTAATTTTGATAGAAATGCATATGAAATATCAATAGAATTTTATGTAGTAAACGCACCCACAGAATTAGTAGAGTTAGATTTACTATTAGAGAGAATACGATAAATGGCAACAAACGAAAAAAGATTAAGAGTAACAGAATTAGACTTTGATAATATCAAGGCAAATTTAAAAACATTTTTAAAGTCACAAGCACAATTTAAAGACTATGACTTTGAAGGTTCTGGTATGAATATTTTATTAGATGTTCTTGCATATAATACTCACTATCTAGGATTCAATGCAAACATGTTGGCAAACGAAATGTTTTTAGATAGTGCCTCACTTCGTTCAAGTGTAGTGTCTCATGCAAAAACTTTAGGGTATGAAACAACATCCGCAAGAGCACCTGTGGCAACAGTCAATGTAAATTTAACAACATCTGATAATAGTAAAACTATGAATGCAGGAACAGCATTTACAACTACAGTAGATGATACTGATTATCAATTTGTTACCATTGCTGATGTGACTGCAACTAACACAGGTAGTGCCGTTCCTTTTGATAGTGTAAAAATTTATGAAGGTACTTATATCACAACAAATTATACTGTGGATTCAAACGAGGTAGACCAAAGGTTTACACTATCAGATGCTAATGCAGATACATCAACTTTAACAGTCAAGGTACAAACATCATCATCTGATACAACAACTACAACTTATACTAAGGCAACAGATATAACACAACTTACATCTAATAGCACAGTTTATTATTTACAAGAAACCGATAGTGGTTTATATGAAGTTTATTTTGGTGACGGTGTGGTTAGTAAAGCTTTATCTGATGGTAACATTGTACAATTACAATATGTAGTTACAAATAAAAGTTTAGCAAATGGTGCATCATCATTTACATCACCATCAAGTATTGATAGTGTAACTTCAATTACAGTTACAACAGTTGCATCTGCAACGGGTGGGGCAGAGGCAGAAAGTATAGATTCAATTAAATTACAAGCTCCACTAGATTATGCTGCACAAGGTAGAGCAGTTACAGTAGATGATTATAAATCTTACACTAAAAAATTATTTCCAAACACACAAGCAGTTTCTGTGTGGGGTGGAGAAGATGGTAGTTTTGATACGAGCACAGGAGTATCATCTAACCCAGAATATGGTAAAGTGTTTATCTCAATCAAATCAACAACAGGTGAAAATCTAACATCTGAACAAAAGAGTAACTTGGTTACAGCATTTGCACCATTTAAAGTTGCATCGGTTACACCTGTCGTTGTAGACCCAGAGATTACATACATAATTTTAAATACAAACTTTCAGTATGATTCAACTTCTACAACATCTACTGCTGCAGAACTTGCAAGTTTAGTAAACACAACAATATCAAGTTATAACACAACAGACTTAGAAGATTTTAATAATGTGTTTAGACATTCTAAGTTATTAAGATTAATTGATGAGACAGATTCATCTATATTAAATAACACAACTACAGTTACTATGGGTAAATTTTTTACACCCGTAGTTGGTGAATCATCTTACAATGTTAATTTTAATAATGCATTCTTTAACCCACACTCTGGTCATAATGCAGATGCAGGTGGTGTGATTGCTTCAACAGGATTTTATTTAGATAATGATACAACGACAGAATACTTTTTTGATGATGATGGCTCTGGTAATCTAAGAATTTATTCAGTATCTACTGCAGGAGTTAGAACATATCTAAACTCAACTGCAGGTACAGTAGATTATGCAAGTGGATTGATTAGCACAGGTAGTCTTAATATAACAGCAGTATCAAATGTTGATGGTGTATCATCAACTAAAATTCGTATCACTGCTTTACCTAAATCAAATGATGTAGTGCCTGTAAGAAATCAAATACTAGAAATTGATTTAGTAAACAGTACAGTAGGTGGTAGTGTTGATGCACAGGCAACAACAGGTAAAGGTTATACAGTAACATCTACAGGTACAACTACAACCACAACAGTAACAACATCATCTTCTACACCAACAAGTTCGGCGTATTAGATGAATGGCAAAAAATAATTCAAAACTAGTCACAAAAGTTAGTCCTTTAATAGAAGGTCAAGTACCTGATTTTGTACAATCAGAACATCCCGTCTTTGTAAGTTTTTTAAAAGATTATTATCAGTTTCTTGAGGCAGGAAGAATAACCTATACAGGTGCTGTAGAGTATGTAAGACAACAAACAAATACTTTAGAATTTATTTTACTAGAAGATGGTGAGAGAATTGTTACAGAAAAAGAAACAGGGTCTACAGGTTATTTTACAAATGGTGAAACAATTACAGGTTCAACATCTAAAGCAACTGCAACAGTTTTAGTGGAAGATTCTAGAAACAAATATATTTACATATCTTCTCAACAAAAATTTATTACAGGTGAAACTTTTACAGGTGGAACATCTGGTGCCGAAGGTGTTATCTCAGAGTATCGTGCAAACCCTGTACAAAACATTCAACAACTTTTAGAGTATGCCAATGTAGATAATACCATTTATGATTTCTTAGATAAAATGAGAGACCAATTCATGAACGCCATACCAGAGACTTTGGCAACAGGAGTATCTAAGAGAAATTTAATCAAGAATATCAAAGACTTATATGGGGCTAAAGGAACATCAAAAGGTCACGAATTATTTTTCAAAGCATTTTTAGGTGAAACATCAGAAATAGTTTATCCAACAGAATTTGTTATGAGAACCTCTGATGGTGATTGGGGTCAGAAGACAACTATAAGAGTTACAGCTGCAGCTAATGTATCTGGTGATGAAGTAGTCAATCAAGTCATTACGGGTCAATCATCTGGTGCAACTGCTGTCGTTGTATCATCATCTACATTTACACAAGGTAACTTTGCTGTTACAGAATTAGAATTACAAAGTATTGTAGGCACATTTACTGATGGTGAAATTATTACTGCAACATCATCTACAAGAGATGTTGATGTAACATTTACAGTATCATCACAAATTAGTACATCGGCCGTTACGAATGACGGAATACTAAACAATGTGTCTGATACTCTAACAGTAGAAAGTCTCGGTTCTGGTGTATCTGAGGTCGTTGTAGAGGATATTTTAACAGGGTCAGTAAGTGATATCATAGTTGAAGATGTAGGGCAACAATATGAAGTAGGAGATACAGTAACTTTTACATCTGATTCAAACGATACAGATATTTCATCTGCCACAGGTGAAGTCAGTATGGTTGGTGGTGGTATACTTCAAGAGACAGGAACACTTGATGATTCAGATATTACAACAGATGCAATTAGATTAGAAGATGGTACAAATTCACAACTAGTTCCTTTTGAAATTATTTTAGAAGATGGTAATTTAATACAAGAAGAAATAACACCAGATTCTTCAACAACACAATTTACTCTCACATCACTAAATGCAAACACAGATAACATTCGTATATTTCGTGATAACAGATTATTGAATTCTACAGATGCTGCTGGAGATACTGTATGGAGTGTAAGTGGAACAACACTCACATTTACAACAGCGCCAACAACAGGCATACCTCATGTTATCAAAGGTAATTCTATAAACAAACTTTTATTAGATAACACAGACGCTGCTGGTGGCGTAGATGTTGGACATAATTTATTAACAGACACAGTACAAGACACACCAGATGATTTTACAAACAACGATTTATTTGTATTAGAAGAAGATACTTTTGCAACACAAAACGAAGCAACATCAATTAGAAAAGTACAAGTTACAGATGGTGGTAATGGTTATTCTAAATTACCTACACTTACGATTACAAGTACATCTGGTACAGGTGCAAAACTTCTTGCCAACACAACTGATATTGGTAGAGCCAATGGTATAGAAATTAAAGATTCTAGTTTTGATTTAGATTCTAGTAATCCACCAGACGCTACATTCAAAGCAAACTTTGTTGTCAAAGACCCAACAGGCACATTTGCTTCTGGTAATACTTTAACAACACATACAGGAACAGTATCAGGTTACGATTCTGATACACAAGTTTTAAGTACAACATTTGAAAATGTTGTAAGGACAAAAGGTGAGCCATCAAGTACAGTCAATGAAGGTATACGATTAGAGGATAACTCTGAATCAGAACCACATGGTATTCTTTTAGAAGATGAAAAAGATTTTGATGATGGTAAACACATTGTTACAAATGCAACATCAATAACAACACCTACAAATACAGAAGAAACTTTTACTGTAACAGTAAAGAGAAACTCTGCAGACACAGGTAACGCATTTTACATCAATGGTGTAGAATCACCTAGACTATCACTTGCAAGAGGTAACACTTATATATTTGATACATCTGATAGTTCACTATACAATGCTGACACATCTAAAAATCATCAATTATTATTTAAGTCAGTACCAGTTGCTGGTCAGACAACAGGTGGCACTAATTACACAACAGGTGTAACTCAGTCATCATCTGTAACAGTTCCAATAGGAACAACAGGTTCATTTATTAAGATAGTGGTTGCAGCAGATGCTCCACAATTATATTATTATTGTGCTAATCATTCTGGCATGGGTAATTCTTTACTTGTCTTTACAAGACCAAATATTGTAAATGGTATTGAAGACAGAATAGTTTTAAATGCTGATGGTAAAACAGCTGATGATGGTATACTATTAGAGGATGCTACAGGTAGAAACAATGGAACACATTTATTAGTTCAAGAAAGTGGACAAACACTAGGAAGTGCAACAGACGCTCCAAACATCTCAGGTGGTAGATTAATTATAGAACACGAACATGTTGATGGTGGTATTCCACACAACGAAGGTTTTGCTTTACTCATAGACAGATATCGTGAAAACGAATCTGCTGGAAGTGCATATGTTGTTATGGAAGAAGGTAACACAGGTGATGAAGGTAACAAGATAAGCACAGAAGATTTAGGAACAAGATTAGTTTTAGAGGATGGCGATAGAATATTATTTGAAGAAGATATACAATTTGATAATATAGTTTTAAATGGAACAGACAGTTCATCTGTAGATGCTGCCGATGATATTATAAATGAATCACCAATAGATTTTTCAAACGACAATGTAACAATTACAGATTCAGGTGGAGCATCCGCAACGATTGTGTCTGCAGACATATCCACAGGAACATTATCAGTAGGAACACAAAAAACAGATGTTGGTACTTATAGTGGTATCTCTAGTTTAGTTGGTGAGGATTTAAATAGAATACAAGATTCATATTTCTATCAAGATTACTCTTATGAAGTTAGAATCGGTGAATCACTATCAACATATTTAAATGAATTGAAGAAAGCAGTTCACCCAACAGGATTTGCTCCATTTGGTAAAGTAAGTATTGCATCACAAATTTCTGCTAGGATTACAGCAACTGCTGCTGGTGTTGCTGGATATGATGGTGACACAACAACATTCTCACCTGAACTTGCTTCTACATTCGAAACAATATTTGATGAACATGTTAAAATTAGTTTAAGAACAGCTGTAGGTATAGACCAATTTGATGAAAGAATAGTATTAAACGGAACAGATGGTTCATCATCAAATGCTGGAGATAACATATTATTTGAAACTGCAACAGGTGATACAGGAACAGGTGCTCTTAAATCTGAAGCAGCAAAAGGTATTGGTGGTAAAAGTCAAAGAGCTGCAATACATGAAAGAACAATTAGGATTGATAATAATCCATTGTCAAAAGTCAAAGATAATTTATTATTACACTTGGCAGAACATCCATTTAGAGATGCTTGTAGTTTAGTATTTGAATCAGGCACAGGAAGTCTCGCAGAACATATAGTATTAGAAGGTACAATACCATTTGATGATATTGTCTTCATAACATTAGAGGATGATACAGGAGTTCTTGCACTAGAAGATTCTAGACCTGGTACAGGTAGGTTACTACACGAAAATGATAGAGTGGCTGTACCTGTTGGACTAATACAAAATGAAAACGATAGAATATTATTCGAAGATGATGACAATGACACAACACTAACTTTTGATGAGATAGGAACAATATCGTTCAACGATATTTTAAGACCTGATAGAATTACATTATCTGATGACACAGATAATATTGATGTTGTAGAAGACCCAGATGAAATAGTTTTAGAAAATGAAGGTGAGTTATTATTAGATGGTACAGATTCATCACAAACTGATGCAGGATTTAAATTATTACAAAATACACCAGAGACTGTGGTTACTACACAAGATGGTGGTGTCATTCTTTTAGACGGAACAGATAATTCAGGTACAGATGCTGGACTAAGAATAATCTTAGAAGGCACAACAGATGATTTAGGATTCCCTACACCAATCAGATTAGAAAGAGATACAAGAACAATATCATCAAGTTCTAAGTATGCAACATTTATATTAGAAGAATCTGGTACTCTCATATCAGAAAGTAATTCTTCTGAATCTATTACAGATAGATTAATCTCAGATAATGTATTTGAATCAGGTGAAATATTATTAGAAGATATTTTTAATACAACAGTAAATGATAAAATTAAATTAGAGTATGGTGAAGGTAATATTATTATGGATGCCACATCTGCTTCTATTGAGGCATCCTCAGAGACAGGTGGGGTATTAACATTCAGAGAAAATGAAGGTAGTTTCTTAACATTTGAAACTGAAACTTTAGATACTACAAAAGTTGTACTA